ATCAAGTTCTGCTGAAACTCGACCCTTTGCTTGATCTACAAGAACAGACTCACCCTGCTCTAGCTGCTTTAGAAGTCTTTCATTTTCTTGCTTCACCTGTTGAGCATATCGAAGAGCTTCTTCCTGAAGGCGAGAAGCTTCTTCTTTAGCCCTGCGCTCCTCATGATACTCAAACTTTAGCTGCTTGATGCGCTTTTGTACGCCTTCACTGTATGACTTTACTTCATCGTCATCAGGCACATTAGGCTCTGCGCCTTCTGCACGTCGAGGCTTATCACGATCCTCTTCAGGAGTATCGTCTACAACTTCAATCTCAAAGTCTGAGTCGTCATCATCTTGCTCTTGCTGTGCTTTTGCAAGAGCCTCTGCGACTGTTTCGTCTTCGAATTCTTGTTCTTCTGCTAGATTGCTCATACCCGTGTGTATCCTCTTGGATCATCGACAACAGCCTCAACAGTGTCATCGTTAATAAGTCTAAATTCTTTATTGTGAATCTTGAACCTAGTGCCAGAATAAGATCGAAAGATTACAAAGTCGCCCTCTTTGCAGAAGGGTCCATTTGGAAACTTGTCCTTATCTGCATAGCAATCTGGGCCAAGACTCATAACAAAACCAATAATAGATGCGGTTTCTTCTGCGGACCTAAGTCCGTCAGGCATAAATACCCCACCTTCTGTTTTGTCGCTGACTTCGGGTACGCCAATAAGGATTTTGTATCCTTGTGGCTTTGGTAGCTTGGAAGCTACCTTCTCTTCTGTAGTTGTGTTACCTGTATACATTTCTGTCCTTGCAGTGATTTAAGGTTCACAGTCACCTTGCGTGGCAACGCCACGAGGTCTCCCTGTTTCAAAAGATAGCGAAAAAAGTTCTACGTTTCAATATATCTCTTTTCGATATCGCTAAGGTCTTGCTTTATGAACTGTAAACCTTCGTTTCTTCCCACCAAACGGTTATACATTGCCATGTCTTCAGCCTGACCAGATGCGAGAAAGGTTTTTATATCTTCCTCGTATTCTTCAATCCTACGATTCAATAACGCAAAAACGTCATCCATCTCCCTTCGTTAGCTCCTTTGCTATTTCTATCCCCAATTTTGCACCCTCTTTTTGATCTTCTCGCTGTGACTTATCCAAGTCTGTGGCAAGCTTGACCCCCAGACGCGCACCCTCACGTTGGTTCTCTGCTGCAATACGCTGTGCGTCTATTTGTACTTTTGCGGTGTCCATCTGAATCTTATGCTCAAGCTCTTTTGCTTTAAGCTGCAACTCTTGTTGCTGCATTTGGACCACTGGGTCTTGCTGTTGCTTTTGGATTTGCTGCTGCTGTACTTCTGCCTGATCTTTCTGAAGTAGTTTTTCTGCTGCATCTTTTGCCAAGCGGGAGATTTCTATTTCGATATCTTCTGGTAGAGGCTGATCTTCGTTTGGCATTTCCACGCCAAGCATCTTTTCGATCTCGCGGCGATACTGGAACGCAACGTGTTCTGTGATGTGCGCTGCCATTGCTTGTTGAATTTGCGCAGCAAACGGAGACTGGCCAACCATCTGCATAATCTTTGGGTCTTGTGCTGCCGCCATGTGAACAGCAATGTGAGCCTCGTGGTCCTGATACTTAAACGGCTTCACTGGCTCTTGCTTCAGGATCATCATGTTCTCTGTCACTGGGTCCGCTGGCTTGATATCATCTGGTAGCTTGATGATGTCATCAGCATCTTGAATGCCAAGAACTTCTAACATTTGGCGATGCAGCTTCCCCATGTCATACAACTGTGGAGCTTGCTGAGAAAGCTGCAACGCCGCCTGATACTGCATGATTCTTTGGGACATGGTTGCAGCATTAGGATCAGATACAGGGATTACATCAACACGAGAGTCGAAGTCTTCCCTGCGATTAAAGTCACCATCCATCTCATAGGCATATTCTTCTGGCATATAGTCACGGATAATACGCGCCAATAGACGTAATTCGTTCTTCATGGCTGCATGCATACGTGCTTGTACGCCAGACATAACTTTCATGGATCGTTCCATTAGCGCCAATGTTGTACCCACTGGTGCCTGAGAATTCATATCGCCTACTTGGATATCCGCTACTGATCCAATTCTGCGACCCTCTTCGACAATGTTTCCAAGTAGAGAGTAGAGTACCGACGATGGCTCTTTATAAGGGATGAACGTAATCGAATCCCGTATTGCCCCACCTGGAACATCCACGTCCCTGAACTCACCAGGCATAAGCGGACTGTCATCACCTTTAATGCGGAGACCGCGAGCTTTAAGACCAGCAGGTAAATTCGATAACGTGCCAGCGTCAATAAGCTGACGAAGAATAGAAGTAGCTGACTTAGCAAGTCCACCAATGAGGTGAATGAGGCCCGTACCGTAGAAACCCAATCCTGGGAGATATTTGTAATGAACGAAATGTAGTCGTTTCTTTTTCTTTGCGTCATCTTCATACCAGTTGCGTCTGATTGCTAAAATCTCACGAGATGTTTTATCGATTGTTATAACGTATGGGCGAGCAATGTTATCTGGATCATCGAACTCTTCTGGCATGTTCATGGTGACATGCATCTCCAGAATTGTGTGACGGTCATCATCTTCTATGATCGCACTTTCCCCATCAAGCTCGTCATACTTTTCTTGAATGTCTGTAAAGTCTGGCTCAGGATCGGGCAGGTCTACATCACGATAGAAACCTGCAACCTGCAGCTCTAGAATCTCATTAGATGTTTTCTTCATGATGTGCGTGTAGCGCGGGCAAGACGCTAGGTCTGACGCACCATATGAAACAACAAAGTCTTCCGCTGGAACAAACATGGCAACTGGACGATCCTCTAGTGGATCATAGTAAACCTTCTTGAAAGCAGAACCCGCGAGAGGAAGCTTGAACAACATCTGCTCAGTTTCATCACGGTATTCTGTCATTTCTTCCGTGAGTAGATAGTTCATTTCAGTTTGAATTCGGTCAGCCTGATCAGCCTTTTCTGGTGTCAGCTTGCCCATAATCTTCGTGCGCACAGGTCCAGAAGCAGGGAATATCTCTCCCATTGCCTGAGCTTGGAATCGAACAACAGCTTCAGTCAGTACGGGATGAAACACTCCTGACGCACCTGCCCAAGGTTGACTACGTTCTTCAATCTTCATACCCAACAGGTCAAGACCTTTGACGTATGCTCTTGCCCAATCCTGCCGTGATTCGCGGTCTGAGTTAAAATCCCCCACAAGCTCAGATGCCATCGATTGGAGTGTGGCTTCGTCAATAAACTCAGCTAGGTTGGCATCGTGGTCTGGACCCATGATGTCTTCAGCAATGCCCCCTTCGAAATCAATGATCACTCCTCCATCTTCAGTCTCAATAGAAACCGCATCTGGGTTTACTATTTCAACTTCAATGTCTGTCGCGTCTGTTTCTTCGATCTCAAGATCAGAAGGTTCCATCTGCTTTTCGATAGCCATGCCTATCTCCGTTTCACATGCGCAGCGCTGCTGCTTCTAGTAATACTCAACTGGTCTACGGTATCTTGGCTCGTCATCCCAGTCATCCATTTCGGCCCTTACCCAGCCGCCTTGTCTAAACCTTAGCAGAGCTTGAGTGGTCGAGTCCACTAAGTCATCATGATCCCCTGACGGGAATGATGCACATTCCTCAATCACTTCTTCGGCCCATCTGGTGGGAGGATACCATATTGATCCGCTTGCGAATAGGTCTGTTATTGCATTTACCCTTGCAATCTTATCCTGACCTCTCGACGGAGTAAACTCTGTTACAGGAATGCCCATAGAACGAAGCTCAAATATCAGAGGCGCACCAGATGCTTTTTTCTCAACGATCATCTGGTCTGGCTCAAACTCCATGTATTTGTCGTATGCTGCTCGCTTTAGTTCTGGGAACTCTAGTTTTTCCTTATACGCATCCAAAAGGATTATGTTAGGTGCCCCTTCGTGATAGAAGACACCCCATGTTGTACAGGCGCTGTAGTCACTTCGTTGAGTTTTAAGGAACGCTGTGTCCCAAGATTG